GCTCAAAAAAGAATAGAGAATGAATTTATATGTAGTGATGCTTATTTTAATAGGATGATTGGCAAAAAAGATATAAACCAAATCGAAGAAAAAATAAGCAATTTGAAATTAGGTGAAAATAGCAGAGGAAAAGCCGTGGAGTTTGAGTTGCTTCCGGTTAATAGCAATGGAACGTATCGTTTTAATTCCGCATCTTTTGTACAAGATAATACGATTATTTACAACGGCAATCAATATGTAATTGTTGTTGATACCAAGAAAAATCCAATTATACTTAAACGTGATTACCCTAATGGAAAATGGGACATGTATGATTTAAGCGCAGTTGTTGGAAACCCGTTAAATGCTCCGACCGCAGATGACCAGCATAACACATACTCACTCGGAATTGATAAAAATGGATATATCCATGTTGCCGGTAATATGCACGCAAATCCATTAAGATATATCATTTCAAAAAATCCAGAAGATATATCCTCTTGGGAAGCTGGAACAATGGTTGGAACGCAAGAAAATTCTGTTACCTATCCAGTGTTTGTGCTTATGCCGAACAAAAACTTGCTATTTTTTTATCGTAATGGAGGAAGCGGAAATGGAAATACTTATGTAAATCTATATAATGCTGATAATCAAAAATGGCAAAGACAATCACTGATTTTTGATGGGACAGTATCAAATGAAAATGCCTATCTCAACCGTGTCGCGGTAGACTATAATACTGGGTATATCCATCTTATGTACTGTTGGAGACAAACTTCCGGGTCAAATACCAACAATGACATTTGCTACTGTTTAAGCAAAGATGAAGGCAAGACTTGGGGAAAAACCGATGGAACATTATATGATAGCCCCATAAAACATTCAACTGCGGAGATTGTTGTTGACACGGAAGATTCGGGTTCCGGGCTTTTAAATCAAAACGGACTTGACGTTGATGCTAACGGAAATCCGCACGGATGCTTTATGATGTACGACAAGAATGGATATACTCAATATTATCATATTTGGTATGACGGTACAGAATGGCATAATGACCAAATAACAGATTGGGATTCTCGATTGGAATTTTCCGGCGGATACACACAGGGAGAAATTTGCAGACCATCTATTGCAGTATCAAAAAGTAACCGTATATTTGTGATTTATCGCAACTCAAATCTGAGCCAAAACACCTTGCGAATGATGGAAATTTTGCAGGATAGAGTGATTGATTTTGACGTTGTGAAATTGGACTTGCAAAATTATGAGTATACGTTTGACTACAAAACGTTAAAAAATAATGATAAGCTCATATCTATTGTAAGTAATGCTATTGCTGGAGATTGGATTACAAACGCGAGTAAAAAAGAGTGGTGGACTACTCAATATACCGCATTACTGACCATAGATTTAACTCAAATTGATTATCTGATAAGCGGTGTGTATCAGTTGCCCACAATGCAAACAAGAAATATACTGAGTCTTTTTGATTACACATCTGATAGTAAGGATTTTGTCAAAATTCCCAATTTGTCTTTTGTAGCAAAAAAAACATCGCAACTTTTTATAAAACTTAATTTGTATGCCAAATCAGCGAGCACATTTGTTATCGGCTACAAAAAAGACAACAAAGTGATACAAATAATGTCGATTTCAAAATCGGATGAATATAAGTTCTATTTTACTCCGTGGATTTTAATGCCAAATATTGATGTAGATAAAATAATTGATATATTTGGGAAGGGTAATTGCGATATAAAAACTGGGAGTGTAGAGTTTGGCGTAATTGATAATATTTAAAGCAGGCTTTAACCAACTAACCCCCACAAAATAGAAAGGACTGATAACATGCTCCCTATTATGGACGTTTCCCGCTGGCAGGGCAACATCGACTGGGACAAGGTAAAGGCAAGCGGCCTTGTCTCCGGTGTAATGCTGCGGGCACTGGGCAACAGCGCGAAAGACGCGCCCAGCAAGCCGTACATCGACCCCTATTTCGCCCGCAACTACACCGAGTGCCAGCGGCTGGGCATCCCCTGCGGCGTGTACTACTACTGCAAGGCGGTCAACACGGCAGAGGCTGACGCAGAGCTTGCCCTGCTGCGCAAGGTGCTTACCGGCAAAACGGTACAGCTGCCCGTTGCGGTGGACATTGAGGATGCCTATGTGCAAGCACCGCTCGACAAGCAGACCCTGACGGACATTGCCGCCCATGCGCTGGGCACGTTGGAGCGCTGGGGCTTTTACGCCATGCTGTACACCGGGCTTTACTTTGGCCGTGATAACCTGTACATGGGCGGTGCGGCACTGAAAAAATACGATGTATGGCTGGCAGCCTACCTCAGCAAGAAGCCTGAACCGGGCTGGCCGTTCGGCTTGTGGCAGTACACTAGCAAGGGCAAGATTCCCGGCGTTGTGGACGCAATACCGGGCAAGATTTCCGGCGTGGACTTGTCTGTGCCCTACAAGGACTACGCAAAAATCATCGCAAAGAAGGGTCTGACCCGTCTTCGGGAGGGCGCATGAGCGAAGCAATCATCGTGGCAATCATCACCGGCGGTCTGAGCCTGATCGGCGCGATCGTCTCCAACAACCACACCGCACAGAGCATGGACGCCAAGCTGGACAAGCAGCAAGCTGTGACCGAAACTAAGCTGGAAGAGCTGACCCGGGAAGTCCGGGCACACAACAACTTCGCCCAGCGCGTGCCGGTGCTGGAAGAGCAAATCAAGGTGGCAAACCACCGCATCGAAGATCTCGAAAAAGAGAGAGGAGAGTAACACATGGAATCAATTCTTAACACCGTTCTCACCCCGCTGCCCGCGTGGCTGGCGCTGGTGCTCATCGTTGTGGGCACTATGTCGCTTGTGCTGGGGCTTATCCGTCTGGGCTACGGCGCAGCGGTCAAGACGCTGGTGCTTGACCTCATCGACCAAGCAGAGCGTGAAATTCAGGGCACCAAGCGCGGCGCAGAGCGCAAGGCGTGGTGCGTCAAGATGCTGCGCCACTACCTGAACAACAGCCGGTGGGGCAAGCTGGTCAGCTGGGCTATCACTGAAGAGACCATGAGCAAGGTCATCCAGTTTTTCTTTGACCGGGCAAGAGCAGCCCTGCAAAAGCAGTAAGGAGGATACATACTATGATTATTACCGGTATGGCAGAATACGAAAGCGTGTGCAAAAACGCACTGGTCGAGTGGTACAACGCGCACCGCGAGACCAAAATCACCCTCGAAAACGTCTTTGTGGTCTGGGCTTGCAAGACGCTCCAGAACTACAAGGCGCTACTGTCTACCACCGTGAGCGGTGACGGCATCTATGCCGAGTACACCTACAACGGCGATAAGCAGGAGCTGTACGAGGATGTGTACGGCAAGCTGACCAACCGCTGCATCAATCAGCTGTAAGGAGGATATCATGGGCACTACATACGAGCATTTTGTTGACGTCAACAAAATGTACGCCGCACAAGAGCAATTTCGGCACGTCACGAAAATGGTGACAAAATGTCACCGTTTCGCCAGCATTGGCAATATGGTGCGCAACGCCGGACAGCTGCCGCAGCCTTTCTGGCTCGGTGCTGCCTGTGGCGGCGGCTCGCGTGGTGCTGCCCGCTGCGCTGCAAGGGCTTGACCGACAGAGAATGATCGCCGCCATCAAAAGCGCACCGCTTGGGAGGGTAGACCGTAAGATAGCCTTACTGCGGTACGTTGAGCGGCTTCCGCTGCCGGACATTGCAGCACAGATGCATTACAGTCGGACGGCGGTAGGCTACCGGCTGAAAGGCATTGAAAAAATTTTCGAGTAAAGCAAACCCCCGGTGTCCACTGTGGACATCGGGGGTTTCGTTGTTTATGCGCAAAACTCTTTTTGCATTGCTTCGCCCATTGCTTGCATGAGGATCGGGTTTTGATTTAAGGTGTCTTTCAGCACCTTCATAACGACTGCCCGCTTTTCTTCATTGGAAAGGTTCTCGAACTCATCACCAAACATTTTTTTGCAAACCAAAAGTGCGCCCTTCAGAAAGTCCATCGTTTCCATTCTTATTTCCTCCATTGTTTTGTTTCCCTTGCTGTGATTATAGTATAGCACTGTTTACAGTGTGTGTAAATTGGCATTTTCGACAATGTTTATAGTGCCATATTGTGCATATTTGGCATTGTAAACAGTGCTGTTTTTTGCTATACTAATGCAAATGAAACGGGAGGTATTTTTATGATTTCTGAAAAGAAAAAGGCATCCAATGCCAAATGGGACAAAGAAAATATGACAAGCTTGGCCTGCCGCGTAAAAAAGGACTACGCGGAAAAGTTTAAGGCAGCGTGCGCAGAGGCCGGAACTACTTCAAATGCCGTATTAAAGCAGGCAGTCGAAGAATTTTTGCAGGCACATACAAAATAGCAGCTCAAACCCAAGCGCTCATGCGGATTTTTCCGTGTGGGCGCTTTTCTTTTTTGTCCTTCGTTGTACGTTCGTTGTCTTTCGTTTTTTGCGGATGCAGTACACTGAGAGCACAAGGAGGGATGTATTATGAGCTATTACCAGATACCCGGAACGCCCTACGTTCCGCAGCAGCCTGTCAATCCTTACGGTGGCATGGGCACGGTAGGCCTTGCCACTTCCCTGCCCAACACGCAGATGCAACAGGCACAACCGCAGCGTCCGCAGCCGATGAATGGGCAACAGCCTGTTCAGCAGTCGGCACAAGACGGCGGTTGGTTGCTTGGTAGACCTGTTTCCAGCAGGGAAGAGTTTTTGGCAATACCGTCTGACCTGTACGGTAGACCGACCTACTGCCCAGATTTGCGCAGCGGTGTGATCTACTGCAAGCGGCTCAACCCTGACACCTGCGAATCCTATGTACAGGAGTTCTATAGCCCGGAAGCGTGGCGGCAGATGCAAGCACAACAGGCACAGCAGACCGCTGCACCGACACAGCAGTATGTGCCTATTGAGCAGTACAATACCCTTGTCCACCGCCTGGATGAACTGGAAAAGTGGCAGAAGAGTTTTTCTAAGCCCACTGCCGCAGCAAAGAAAGGAGAATAAATAATGTCCTCTCCGTTTGATATGATTACTCACAGCCCTATCATGCAGCTTGCAAATCTGGCTCGTGCCGGACAAAACCCGATGGGGCTTATCCAGCAGTTGGGTGGGCAGAGCGCACCCATCATGCAGGGGCTAAACCTGATTCAGGGCAAAAACGAAGCACAGCTCCGAACGATGGCTCAAAACCTCGCCAAAGAGCGTGGTATCGACCTGAACCAGCTGGCAAGCGCCCTGAATCTGACGCTGCCCCGATAACGCATCCCTCTAAGCGAAACGCTTCTCAGTTTTGCGGACTTGACAAAAACCGCTTTTGTTTGGCTTCGCCCATCGCATACGGCGATGGGATAGCATAACGCAAAACTGAAAGGAGTTTTGTTATGGACGATTTTGCAACTGGCTATCTGGCTGGGCAGGACGGCGGCAATAACAACAGCGGATTCTTCGGCAACGAGGGTCTGTGGGCGGTTATCATCCTCGCCATCATCTTCGGCTGGGGCACAAACGGCTATGGCCGGAACGGCGGCGACAACGGCATGAACGCCTACATCCCCTATCTGGTCGGCACTGGCGCAACCGGGCAGGGTGGTAACGACACCCGCGCGGCTTTGTCTGAGGGTTTCTATCAGCAGGATACATCCCGTTCTCTGGCGGGCATCCAGAGCGGCATCTGCTCTCTGGGGTATGACCAGTTGGCACAGATGAACGGCGTCAACACCAACATTGCGAACGGCTTTGCAGGCGTGAACAGTGCCATTTGTCAGCTTGGCTACCAGAACGCACAGCTGGTGAACGGTCTGGAACGCAGCGTGTCCAACGGCGACAACGCCATCAGCCTTGCCATCATGCAGGAGGGCAACGCTCGGCAGGCTGGTCAAACCGCACTTGCCACGCAGCTGGCATCTTGCTGCTGCGAGAACAAGCAGCTGATCGGCGACCTGAAGTATACTATCGCAACGGAGGACTGTGCTACCCGTCAGGCTATCGCAGATAACGCCCGCGCCATCGTGGACAACTGCAACGCCAACTTCCGCAGCATGATGGACTACTTCACGCAGGATAAGATTGCCACTCTGACCGCTGAGAACCAGAACCTCAAGTTCGCGGCTTCTCAGGATCGTCAGAATGCACTTCTGACCACCGTGATGTCCCAGCAGACTGATACCATCCTGAACCGGGTCAATCCTCGTCCGATTCCCGCTTATCAGGTGGCAAACCCCAACGTGGGCGTGAACTGCTGCGGCTGCTGCTAACCAACACACTCCCCGATAACACCGGGTGAACCATCGGGGCAGGGGTAAGACACCTCTGCCCCTGATTTTTTAGGAGGAAAACATTATGGCTTGCAAAACAAGCTGCAAACTCTGCCCGCATCTGGTCTTGAGCCAGTCCGTTACGTTCGCCAATGATACGCTGACCATCAACATCCCTGCTGGCGCATACCAGAACGGAGAGAAGTATTGTCTGGTCATTGCTCAGGCTTTGCCGGACACGACCACCATCAACGCCCCTGTGGTCATTACCATCGGTGCAGGAACGACCGCATACCCTCTGACCGACTGCAACTGCGCTCAGGCAACCGCTGAGAGCATTCACACTCGCACCCGCTATGCTACCCGCGTTGCAACGTCTGCCACTGGCACCGGCACGTTCAAGTATCTTGGCTGCTTCTGCCGTTCCCACGCTGGTGCGCCCGCGTCTATTTCTTGAGGAGGTGTAGATTATGGGCAAGACTAATTTTCGCCGCATGATAATGCTCCGTGACCACGATAAAGACCGTGAGCCGGAACGTGACCGCCTTGAGGAAGAGCGTGACCGCAGGGAGCGTGAGCTGGAACGCCGTCTGCGCAAGCTGGAAGGTGGCAACGACCGCTACCCCTACTATCCGCAGGAGGAGAACCGCTACATCGACCCCTACCCTATCCCCCGCTATCCTGACGTAGAGAATGGACGCAGAATGCCGCAAATCGGCTTCTCGCAGAACGGAGACTGGGATAAACGGTCTGATCAGTACGAACGTGGCGGCGCAGACAGCCGCTCCATCAAGATGCCACGCCAGCACCTCACCCACGATGAAGCGGAGGAATGGTGCGACAGCATGGTGAATGCCGACGGCACAAAGGGCTGTCACTGGACGCTGGAACAGACGCAGGATGTTGCGAAACAGCGCGGCATAACCTGCGACAAAAATGACTTCTGGGCCAGCATGAACATGATGTACAGCGACTACGGCAAAGTTGCAAAAATGTACAGCGTAGACAACACCAACTTCTACGCAGATATGGCCGCAGCGTTCTTGCAGGACAAGGACGCTGTGGACGGCAAGCTGGTCGAGTACTGGGAATGCATTGTAGAGCGCGAATGAGGTCTGCAGACTTTTTGCAGACTTTCGGATAGCAATTAAGTGCAAGTATCGGTTAGTATTCGACAGTATGTGAAAACCGCAAACGCAAAAAATCCGCATGATCACTGGATTTCCCAGCATTCATGCGGATTTTCATTTGGTGCGAGGGAGGGGACTCGAACCCCCTTTATATCGCGTCAAGTCGTGTTTTTCTTAGCTTTGCAGACTTTTTGCAGACCTATCTCTTACTTTGGACATATGCATCCAGCTTTGCGATGTACTCTTTGTCCTCTTCATCGCGCAGCTGCTGGTATATCTTTCGGGTCGTTGAAATGTCTGCGTGACCCATAAGTTTTTGAGCCACCATGTCCGGGATACCGGCGTAAAAAAGGTTTGTCGCGTAAAAATGCCGGAACTGGTGCGCCGTTACAAGCGCTTTCCACTTGTAATACACCCTGTACTTGCCCGGTTTGCCTTTGATCCGGGCGCGCTTTTCCTGCTTCACACTCAGGCCGAGACCCCGACAGTAGATTGCCCAGCGCCACTCATACTGCGACTGAGACAGTGGCTTCGCTTCGCCGGACATTACATAGTCTGTGTCTGCGCGACCGGCTTTCTGTTCCAGCAGCATCGGGCGAAAGGTCGTCAGGATGGGCACATCTCTGTATCCCTTCTCTGACTTTGGCGTTTCCTCATAGGCGCGGTTACGATCCCAAGGCATTGTAGAACGCACATGGATCACATTCTGCTCAAAATCTACGTCTTTCCACTGCAGACCGTTCGCCTCGCCGAGACGGAGCCCGGTGTATTCGAATAGCTGCGCCCAGAAACCGCACCCCTCTGGATGCGCGTCAATGATATCCCGCTGCGCTTTTGTCGGCTCGAGACGCTTGCCCTTTTTCATCCCGGCGGGCGGTTTTGCCAGAAGAACCGGATTGCTGGTACCGTGATAATTTGCGCACCAGAAGGTAAAGATACAGGATAGCACGCTTTTTGCATTGGTAATGGTATGCAAGGCTTTGCCGTCCATCTTCATGCGCTCCATGTATCCGCAGACTGCCTGCGTGTCGATGTCGGCCATCGGCGTGTCGCCAAAGCATTCCAGAAGCGGAGGGATATTCTTGATGTAGGCGTTTATTGTACCACGTTTTACCGGATTTGTCGAGCCTGTAATGTAATCTTTGTACGCTATTGCCATTTCCCGGAAGGTGGCACCGCCGTTATTTTTGCTTTCTTCCAGTGTTGCCTGCCGGTAGGCTTCTTCATACTTTGCAGTTGCTTCGGCAACCGTTGCACCCAGGAAGTGCTTATACTTTCCGTCTGGCATTTTGCGCTTGATCTCATACCGCCCATCAGCGCGCTTCGTTCTTTTTCTTGGCATCCTCTATCGCCTCCTTGTTTATGGAGTAGACATCTTCCATATTTTCTGCTGCTGCCATTCCGCAATCGCGTGCCTGGCATAGAATATCCATTTCCGGCTGAAACCCGTTTGGATCCGGGTCACTACCTCGCGCTTTTGCCATTTTGCAATCGTTGATAATTGTTACACAATGACTTACACGATAATCTAACGGGCAGTGTAAGTTTGCCAACATCTCGGACAAAACAGCGATGTGATCCGACCCGTGCGCGCCATAGCGGATGTACAAGAGCGCGTCCACCTCGTAGGCGCTGCACTCTTCGATGGCTTCATGCAGCATTCGGCGCTTTTCTTTGTCGGTGGGACTGTCTTCCAGCCGTTCCAGCAGACCCGGGTGGATGCATGAATCCAGATACCGCTCCAGCGAAACGCCGCAGCCCACAAACCATTTCATCATCATGGGGAAGGATATCGCGTTGACGCCCTGCTCCCACTTAATTACGCTTTGTCGGCTTACGCCCATTCGCTTTGAAAGTGTGGCTTGGCTGATTCCGGCCTCTGCCCTTGCTTTTTCCAGTGTTTCCGCAACGCGCAATACCCAATCATCCATTCCCAAACATCCCCCTTTTTTCGACAATTTCACAAAATTCGACCGATTTTCCGTCTTTTTTGGTTTACCACATACTTCCAAAATTTGATGCCGAATCTGTTCCTTTTTCCGTGTTATAACATAATTGTCAAAAAAATCCAGAAGGAGTGCAAAAACAATGGATAACATCAAGGTTCTGAACGAAATCCCGGAAGATATGGTAATCATTGACGGTATGCCGGCATCCAAACCGCAGAACGCTGATGGAAGCCGCAAGCCGTGGGAGGGCTAAGTTATGACCAACACAAAAACCAAGGAAGCTATGCTCTACGACTACGCACAGAACGACGTGCGCAAGCTTGTCTATCATCTCTCGCAGGCCGGGTCTGATGGGTCTGCCTATGATGCAGCCTTCCAGATCCTAAAAGCTGCCGTTAAGGATCACGACGCTGGCCACGACCCCGGGGCGCGGTATCGCAATATCAACGGGCGCATCGTTGCAGTGCCGGCAGTCTCCCCTTGTCCGTGTGATCAGGAGCGTTAACTTCAAAGTTAATTTGTCGGGCGTTCAAGGTGTCCACAGTGGACACCTTTTTGTTAATTGCCCCCGGCGGGCTGATTTAAAAGTTCGATAAACTTTTGCGCTGACATAATTTCAATATGCGCGCCATTTTCGTTTAATTGTTCGGCTTTTTTCTGTTCATTTGACTTCTCGCCATATTTGTAGCTCATCATTACAGACCTGGAACCGCAAACCAAAATATCCAAAGTGGGGCTTACAGTCAAACGAATAATAGCCCCTCTATTAGAAACTTCTTCAAACGCTTTTTCCTTTGGAATTGAAACATCATCGATAAATGCAATCTTCTTGCCATAAAAATATCCGTTTTTATCTGCATTAACATTTTGCTTATACTTTTGCTTTACCGAATTATCTATTTTATTTTCTGATCTTTCTTTTTTTACCGCGTTATTTTGTTCTTCAATAAAATTGTAAATTTTTAAAATCGCCCTTGCATCTTCTAATGAATTGTTTCGATCATAAATCAAATCAAATTGATCTGCCGCATTTTCCAGTGTCATCCACTTTGGGTTTTCAATTCCATGTGCAACATTATATTGACGCAATTCATAAACAGGAGTTGTCAAGCGAAACTTATGCAAATCAAATTTATACTTTTCTAAATAATCTTTTACAAAGTAATAGTCAAACACAACAATTTTATCTGCTCGTTCAAAAATGTCCTGAACATACGGTTTTACATCTAAAAAACGAGGACAATCACTGACTGCAGAAAAATAAATTGAATTTATTTTTGATGCATTTTCCCAGCTTTCTTTTTTTCTTGGTTTACAATATTGGTCTATTAACACATCTTCGTTTTCGTCAATTATGGAAACCTGTAAAATATCGTTATCGTATTTTGCACTATTGTCATTGTAGCTTGTTGTTTCAATGTCGAGAAAGACAGTTCCATAATGTGCGTTTTCGGCGTCTCTTTTCTGCTTGGCTTCTTCCAGCGTCCTGAGTGCTATTCTTACACCTTCGTTTGGAAGGAGTTCTTTAGGCTTTGGTGCAGGCTTTATAAATTGATAATGTGCGTTTGTGGTTTCACGGTCGTCCTGATCGGCGGCAAGTTTAGCCAGATGATCCTGCTCATACAAGCCATCTGGCGGCTGCGGCGCTTGGCGCGGTTCTCTTTTTATAGGATCAGGGTAGTCCACCGTGCGCTGCAAAACGGTTTCCATGTGATTCTCTTCTGCCTGCTTTTTCTTTTCATGCTTTTTGTAAAGAACGTATCCGGCAGCCGCCACAATGGCAATAAGAATTAAAACTAAAACTGCTGGGTGTATTTTACTGCAAATCGTAATCAAAAGTGCAAACGCAAAAAATATTAGAGCTACCAGAAAGGGCATCCAGACAAAAACACAAAACAGAATGTACAGACAACCCGGAGATTTTTGTTGATTATTGTTTTTCATCTGTAAAACTTCCCATTAAACAAAAATGTTTGATAATTAAGCTTTCCTTCTTTGTTTAGCGGAACTTTTTCCAGCACGATAACCTGCCTATCGTAGCTTCGCTCATACTCTTTTTTTAAATCAGAAACAATGCTGTCTAGTTTTTCATCTGGCACCCATCCGGTCCATTCGTAGCCGAGTTCCAACTCCATCTTGTAGCTTACAGCGGTGATGCTTTTAACCCGATCAAACAATGTCCGGTGGCATACATATTTGTAACCGGGCTTTTCTGTAAGCTCACTATCCTTATATAATTTCTGATTTTGTTTTGTCGGCTGTACGACACACCGCAAGTTTTTACCATCCCATGCGTATTCAGCACCAAAATGCTCATCAATCGGGTATCCGTCCAGATAGATGATATTATCCGGGTGAAGTGCCGGTATAACTTTTTCGTAAATAGCGCCGGTGATTGTTACCATTCCGTTTTCCTGCACTTTGGCATCATATTTATAGTGCTTAAAATACGACCATGTGGAAGGGTCAGACACTGGATAAATGGAAAGGTCAATTTTACCCCCGGACGCATCTGTACTTTCCGACGATGAGGACGAGGACGCTGGCGGGTTCGTGTTTTCGCTTGACCCGCTGTTTGGCCTACTGCCGGGAGTAGAATCGGATGCAGAGCAAGAGACCAAAATAGACGCCACAATTGCGCCTGCCACAATGACTTTGCATTTTTCCGCAATTTTCATTCGAAATTCCTCTTTTCTCTTGATTTTTAAGGATAACAGTTGTAACATAAAATTACCGAATACAACAAAAAGGAGTGTTTCTTATGCCTGACGCTGAATTTCTTGCTTACCTGAAAGAGCACCCCGCGCTTTGGGGCATTGTAATGGGCGTTTTGCTGGAGCATTCCGAAACCGAAGATGCTGCACAGGCGTCCTGAAACAGCCACCGCACAAGAAAGGAGACCTTATATGTTTGGAACTACCCGCAAGAAAGATATTTGCGAGAAAGACACAAGCAAATTCTCGGAAGAATTCCCCATACTTCCTACCTGCTCGCTTACTGGGGGATTCTACAACCACAGCTTAGCGCTGGATAAAGATAAACCAATTCCTCAAGAAACGTTTGACTTTGCAAAAGAAATCATGCAAATCATGGCAGACCGGAAAATCCCATACCAGACTGCCATGTATCTGCCTGATGCTTTGCATTGCCTGTTGGAAATGTCTTTTTGCCATCGGGTCTTTACCAGCGTTGTCATGCCGTTACCGGAAGATGGAGACGAGCAGAGCAATAGCCGAGACGATCAGGGCAAAAAATGACAGCTTGTTAGCAAACCGCGTCTCCTTCAGCGAAAGCGTTGACATATTGTTTTCAAAGTTCTTTTCATTTTCTCGGCGATTGATATAGCGTAGATAAAGTTCGCCGTCTTTAGTGATTTGATACACATAGCCGCGTATTTGCATTTTAGCCGGCGAAACTTTTTGCTCGACAAGCTTTTTCTCGCACAGCGTTTTTACTCTTTCTGTCCATTCGGAGGTACAGTCCACCGGTCCTTGTGCTATCACGCGCAGCGTGTTCAGCTCTTCGGTGGATAGCACCAGCTGCTCAAAATCCATTGTGGTCACTCTTCCTTTGCTTTTCCGTTTTCCAGCACGGCCAGTGCTGCGGCTTTTGCGGCTGCGCGCGCTTCCGGCGTTGCATTTTTATAGGCTGCTTCTACATCAGCCCATTCCCATTTGAGCCCGCCCATCCCGGCGGGCTCTTTTTTTGTGCCCATAAGCTCGTCAACGGGCTTTCCTAAAACTTCCGCTATTGTCATCCACCGTCTGCGTGTTGGCGAAGATTTACCTGAAGCCCAATCGCTTACGTTTCCAGTGGATGCACCTATTCTTTTCGCAAACTCATTTTGCTTCATGCCTTGTCGGTCAAGTTCTTCAAAAAGTTTTGGGCATTTACAATTTTCAGAAATGTTGCCCATTTCCTCATCTCCTTCTTTGTGCGTTTTGCTATTTTTTCGCAAATCTCGCATTTCATATTGAGTTTGCGAGATTTGCGAGTTATAATACAACCATACCGAGCGGCTGACCAGAAGCTCCCATACTCTCCGATCGCTGCCGGTACTTCACAGGGCTGCCACGCAGCAGGGGCTCTTCCCCCACACCGTCCTGTTGATCAGGTGCCTATGCGCGGGCACCGGGTGCAAAAAGCAGAGGGTCGCGCGTACCTTCCGATCTGCTTTCTGCCCTAAACCCAAAAATGTTGCCAAGAGTAAAAATGATAACCGCAATATCATTTTACACCATCTTGTATGGCTTGGCAATGTTTTTATAGTGATATTTTGAAATGATTTTCAACCATGGAGGTGGAAAACTTGCCGACCATTGAATGGAAAGCCGAAGTAGCCAAGCGCAAAATGATGCTTGGCTGGGGCAACCGTGAACTGGCCTTGCACGCGGGCTTGTCGAAAGGCGTTGTGGATAAGTATATGTCCGGGCACTACCCCAACGAAACGCCCAAAGAACTGATCGAGACCGCTTTGGGAATGAGGTGACGCAGATGTTTCTGGTTTGTCTGATGTGCTTTATGGCAGGCTGCTGCCTGACGGCGTTTTTGTGTATCTGCGCCACAAAGCCGCCCCGCAAAATGCTGGGGTTCTGGCTGGCGTATTTTAGCTTGATTATGGCGCTGGCATGGCGCATAGGAGGTTTGATGGCATGAAATGTGCGTTTATTTTGGCTGATCTGATGGTCGCCCTTGGCCGTGACCCCTACCATGCAGCCTGCACCGAGATGTGGCTGATGGTAATGATCATCGCGCCGGTGCTGGTGCTTGCCCCTTACCTGCTGTGCCGCTGGGATGAGTATATGCGTGCCGAGAACGCTCGCAGAAGGGCGGCACGGAAGCGGATCTATGAGAGGGCGCGGAACCATGAGTGATATTATTCACCGCTGCGAAGATTGCGGTGCGGCGCTGCCGGAAGGCACCGGAAGCCGCAGACTGTATTGTGATGCCTGCCGAAAGCTCCGAAAGAAAGAAACTGACCGCGCCTGGCACCAGAAGCGCAGCGCCAGAGAAGCCAAAAAGCCGCCCAAGGTGCGGTATTGCACCGCGTGCGGCAAGGCGCTGCCGCTAGGGTCTTCAGCGAACCGGAGGTACTGCTTTTCCTGCGCTGAGAGGATCCGGCTGGATGATGCGAGAGAACGTGCCCGGCGGGCGCGGGAGACTAAACCAAAAACTGAAAAGCCCGCGCCGCCCCAAAAGCTTGCACCGAAGGAAAAGCTTTCTCCCGGCAGACACCGCAAGGTAGACAAGCCCTGCAAAGAGTGCGGCACGATGATGTACGGCGTAGACCCCGGCAAAATGTTTTGCGATGCCTGTAAAAAGCGCAGATACGGAAAGTCCAGTGTGGACACCGGCACGCTGCCCGGCATTGTAAAGCCCAAAGAAAAGCCAAAAACCAACCACGACATGATCGTGGATGATAACGCTGCTGCCGCAGCCAAGGGCATGAGCTACGGCAAATTCAAGGAATGGCAGCGCAGACAGAAGGAGTTGAAGGAACGTGGCGAAATCTACTAGAACCGAAGCATGGCACGACAGCTACAAGGCCATTTTTAACAAATTTGGCTGCATCCGGCTGACTTTGGAGCAGGTCAGCGTATGTATGGGCATCCCGGCACGGTATGTGCGCAAGCGCTACCCGGAAGGCTGGTCTAACATGGCCGGGCAGGAAGGCTCCGGCCGCGGCAACACGATCCGGCTGGATACCCTGCTGGATCAGGAATTTGGTACTTACTGAGGAGGAAACGTTATGGAAACTGAAAAAAGCTGTGATATTTTCCGGCGTTTTGCCCCGGCGGGCAGGCTGATCGACCCGGAAAAGGCGGATCAGGTGGTGAAGGACAGCGTAGACCGTGGTGCACCGACCCGCGAGATCTCCACCGCAATCCGGTATCTGATACTGGCTGCCATGAGCATTTGCAACGACAGCATAAACGCCTTTGAGCACTATCTGGACGCAAGCGAGGACTACCAGCGGGAAAACGCAGAGTACATGGCACTGGATGACCGCAGGTCTGCCGCACAGATCCAGAGAATCCTCGACGTGATATCTGAGCTGGAGGGGCTGGAAGAGCATGACTAAAACCATCAATGTTTTGTACACCGCCCACAACGACAGGAATAGCGAATCTGGCGTAAATCACAGCGTTTCTTTTCAAGTTTCGGAAGAAGTTGCAGATGACCTCACAAACCCGAAATTCAATTCTTTTCCGTGTTACATCAATTTTCCAAGGGGTCGAAAGCAAGCTCAATTGTGCCAAATGGTTTGCGCATACGCAATTTTAAACGGCTATTGGGTTTTAAGCAGTGACTGTATTCTTGAGGTTTCTGTTTGATGGAGGTGGCGCAAAATGGCAAGCAAGAATGGAATGCGTACCCGCGAGCGGATCTGCTATCTGATTGGAAAGTATCAGTGCCGGCTGGAAGATGAACGCATCTCCGACCGGGAGAAAAAGATCTGCGCGGACGTTCTGGAAGATTTCCGGCATCTTCTGGAAACGGCAATGCAGGAAGGGCTGCAGAGCTGAGCTTTCCGGTTTTACACCAATGGCGGCAGGTGGGTAAACAAAAGCCGCTGCCATTCCCTTTAGGCCGCCGAAACATTATTTTGTGTTTCGCGCCTATTGTGACAAGATGTGTGGATTGGGACCACACGGGACCCCGGCGGGCCTTGAGAAGCCGGTAATGCGCAGATAGCAGCGCTAGTAAAAAAATCCGCAACAACCTACTGCGTCAAAAGGTGGGTGACTTTGTATCCGTAAGACTCGCACCCGGTAATAAACAGTTGAAAAGTAGTGTCGGTGACTGCTGGAACATAGACAGCCTTCCAATGGCGGCAGGAAGTAAAACAAAAGCCGCTGCCAGCGCAATGCGCAGAATAATTTTTTAGGAAGAAAGGATGTTTTCTATGTTTATGCCATACTTTATTGACTCCGCCGGAAAGAAACACATCTTCCGTAACGACTTTGCACTGAAAGATAGTTTGGTTCGTGCTTTTCGGCGTGGCGAGAACGTTTTAGATTTCAAGTATCGCTTGAAGTCAGTCTATGCCAATGGCCACGACTATCAGATTGATTCCATAAAACAAACACGCGATTCTTTTACGATTTCTTTCTTTTTCAAAAGCGCACTTGGAAAAGAGGACTATTGCATTTGAAAAAATAAATTTGGAGGTATGTATTATGATCCACGAACGTAAAGGCGGGCATTTCCGCCGCCAGTACAGCGCGCGGGCCAAGCGGGCCGGTGAAGCCATGATAAAGGTGCTGCGGGACTTTGCAGAGCCGCTCAACGTGCAGGACTCCCGGGACGCTTGCACCTTCTGCCGCAGTATTCTGGAAAGCCAGGTGCGCGGCTGCCCGTACAATGACGCAGCGCTGGAAGCGGAGGAGGATCTGGATGCGGTTGCAAACGCTGATGAACCCGATGCCTAAATCCCTTACCTACGAGGAGACCGCAACCGGCTACGCCATCGCCGCTATGCGCATGGCAGAGCTGCCGCCGGATACCATCCAGCAGGTGGTTGCGGAGATGCGCGTTATGATCGACAAGTATTCACTGGGCGAGGCGGCGCAGATCGCCACCTCCAGCCCCTACTGATGGAGGTGATAAGGTTGGCAACGCCAAAAGCTTCCGGGCGCGGCAGGCCGCAGAAGAGCGCTTCTGCGGCTGTTTGTGCCCCAGACGTTAAATTCCCTGTTGAAGTGCCAAAAGCCCCGCAGACAGCCCCGCAGGCGGTCTCGGTGCTGATTAAGGCCATCGGCGAGGATGCAGTCAAGCTGAAACTGCTTCCCGGTGCCAATTCCGTGCGCGATATGATGGACAAAACATTTGGCGCTGCGGGCTGGACCATGCGGCGCTATTTTGCCGATGGGCGGCTGTGGTGTCAGGTGGGCGTATACAGCCCGCAGGAGCGGGAGTTCGTGTACAAGGACGCGGGCGGGCTTTCCCTCCCCTGCCGTGACCCGGCTCTGATGCGGGAGGTCACCAGCTTTGTGTCCGCTGCCTCCTTCTGGGGTGTCGGCAGGGACGTGATGGAGCTGGACGACATTGTGCTTAAGAGCACGCAGGTGCCCATCGTCAAAGATGACAAGGGCACTTGTCGGTTGCAGACCAGCCTGAAGGTAGACCGCTTTGCCTACGATGACGCGGGCAGCATCACCATGGTGCAGTTCATCACCGGCGAGGGTAAGAAGATCTTATGGCCAGAGGCGTGATCGGAAAGCTTCCCGTAGTATATGACCCGGTCGCCCGGCGGGTGGTCGTGGAAAACTCTGCGGAATTTGTGGAAACACAGATCCGGCAGAAGCTGGACGAGCTGGCGCACGGCAAGCCGCTGCATCTGATTTTGTCGGTGGACTTGGAACGCAAAAGCCGTACCCTGCCCCAGAACCGCATGATGTGGGCGCTGCTTACCATCATGGCCGACCACTACAACGGCGGGCGCACCGGCGGCATCACCCCGGAGGACTGCTACACCGAAATGCTGGAGCAGTACGGTGCGGCGTTCGACTACTTGGAGGTGCCGGTGGGTGCTGTGCCCATCTTGCGCAAGTCTTACCGGCTGGTGCACGTTGTGGAGCTGCTGAACGGCAACCGCTGCACGGTGAAGTGCAGTCAGGGTTCCAGCACCTTTACCACGGAGCAGATGGGGCAGCTGATCGACGGAATATTTGACCGGCTGGCGGAAATGGGCATCAACGACCCCAATGTTACCGCCTACTGGCAAGAGTGGCAGGAGGTGCCGAAAAGATGAGCGAGTCTATCATGCAGTCCCGGCGGGAGTGTTACGTCTGCCGGATGAAGTACGGCGTTGTGACCGCCAAGGACTTAGAGGAGCATCATGTGCTCAACGGTCCGCTGCGCCCGGTGGCGGAGCAGTACGGCCTAAAAGTCTACCTCTGCCACCGGCACCACAATGAGCCGGGCTACAGCGCCCACTTTGACCACAAGCTGCGCCTGTATCTGAAAAAGCAGGCACAACGCAGTTTTGAGGATGTGTATGGGCACCGCCAGTGGATGGCGGTGGTCGGAAAGGATTATTTGAAATGCTCAACATTGTAGGGATTATGGGCAGGCTTGTCGCTGATCCAGAGCTGCGCACCACCCCGGCGGGGCATAGTGTGTGCAGCTTCCGCATAGCGTGCGACCGCAGCTATGTGCAGCAGGGTCAGGAACGGCAGGCAGATTTTATTGATATCGTGGCATGGCGGCAGCAGGCCGATTTTGTGTCCAAGTACTTCCGGAAAGGCAGCATGATTGCCATCGAGGGCAGCTTGCAGACCCGGAATTATCAGGACAAGAACGGCAACAGCCGGACGGCGGTGGAGGTCGTGGCGAATAATATCAGCTTTGCAGGCGCAAAGCGTCAGGACGGTCAGAGCGCGCCCTCCTACGAGCAGCAGACCACAAGCTATGTGAAGCAATCCAAAGAACAGTCCGGCTTTGCACAGGGCAGCGCAGATGACTTTTCTGTGATAAGCGATAACGACGATCTGCCGTTTTAGGGGGGGGGTAAGGCGTGAAAAGTAAAACAAAACCGAAACAGGACAGTTACGTTGTCCTGCAGCGCTGGATGCGCACTGAGCTTGGCTTGGAGGGCAACGAACTGACGGTGTATGCCATCATCTACGGCTTCTCACAGGACGGCGAGAGCGTCTACAAGGGCGGGTACGGCTACCTTGCAGACTGGATAGGTCTGAGTGAAAACGGTGCCCGGAACATCGTCAAGAAGCTTGTGGCACGCGGGCTGCTGAAGGAGCTCAAAACCATGGTGGGCGGCATCCTTGTGAACCAGTACGTTGCAGTCCGAAATCCAACCCCGGAAACGGTGCCGGAGGATAGCGCAGACCCCTACAAAAATTGTACCCCTACAAAAAATGTACCCCTACAAAAAGTGTATCCGAACCCCTACAAAAAGTGTATCCAGACCCCTACAAAAAGTGTAGACAGGAAATATATAGGGAAACCTATAGGGAAACCTATCTATCCGCGCGAGGAGCGCGGAACGGATACGATGGATGGATTGGATACCGCACGAGAGGATGTATTGGAACGATTCCGGGAGCAGCTGGAATTGGACACGCTGGAGCGCCGGTACGAACCGGAAAAACTGGAAGAGCTGCTGGACAACATTGCGGATATGTACTGCTGCCCCGGCGCGATCCAGATTATCGGGCAGTATCCGCAGACCACGCAGTCCATCCGCAAGCGGCTGGACAAGCTTACCAGCCAGCACATCGAGTACGTTCTGGATGCCCTGCTCAACAGCACAAAGCCTGTCCACAACATCAGGGGCTACATACGGGCGGTGCTGCTGAACGCTCCCACTACCATGGAGCATTACTATCAGGCAAAGGGCAACAGCATCGCAGCCGGCGGAGGAGGTAGGCGCTGATGTAGGAGATCTGGAACGAGGAGCTCTACCCTCTCCCAAAGAGCAGCCCTTGCCGCAACTGCCCCTGTAAGGCGTGCTCGCCGAATTATTACAAGAAATGCACAACATGGCTTGTGTGGTTTGCCAAAAGCTGGGACAGCATCCAGCAGCAGGCCGCAAAAGCCGCAAGAATCTGAGAATGGGGATATCGTCATGAGAACAATGGCAAAAATCGCGATCATCAACCTGAAAGGCGGCGTGGGAAAATCCGTCACCGCCTGCAACCTCGCCTGCCTGCTGGCAGAGATCTGGTCCCGGCGGGTGCTGGTGATGGATCTGGACAAGCAGGGCAACACCACCAAGTTTTTCAACCGCTTTGCTTATGGCCGCAAGACCATGGGCGATGTGCTCACCCTGAACGCCAAAATGCAGGATGTGATCCTGCAGACGGATTTTGAGCACGTCGATCTGGCACCCAGCAACATGGAGATGCTGCTGGCCAACAAAAACGTAATGCTGGATGTGCTGCGGCCGCAGTGGGACAGGCTGCGCAAGGCGCTGGACACCGTCCGCAACGACTATGACTACTGCATTATCGACTGCCCGCCTGACATCGACATGGCCACCGTCAATGCGCTGGCTGCCGCCGACTGGGTGATTATCCCGGTGGACTGCGACGAGTGGGCGATGGACGGCATGAGCGAGATCCGCGAGCAGGTGGATGCAATCCGGGATGCCTACAACCCGCAGCTGGAAGTGATGGGCGTGCTGGCAACCAAGTACACCCGTGGCAGGTACAGTGTGGACACAATCAACGAGATCGCCAACATGGACCTGCCCGCCTTCCGCAACCCAGATAACAGCATTTTGCGCATCGATTACAGCGTGAAGGTCAAGGAAGCCAAGGCACGGCACTTGCCGGTGCACAAGGTCTGTCGGAACATCAAGACCAGCGCTCAGTATAAGGCACTGGCGCAGCTGGTAAAAAAATGCGTGGAGGGTGAGTAACATGTGGCCGAAAGAACTGATTGACCGAAAATCAGCGATTGACATTGTAAACAACCTCAAATTTAAAATGCTTAGGGTACTAAACGAGTCATTCAAAGGCACAGACGTTCTCTGCGCATTGGAAGCGGCGAAAAGAGAGCTTGAAAAGCTCGTGTATTATGTTCCAGACGAATTTTATCCAGAGTGGCGCAATCCTGAAACAGACCCGCCTAAGGTCGAAACCGAAGTGCTGATTTTGTACCGCAACGATATTGACGGATACGGGATTACGACAGCGCACTATGAAGATGGGAGCATTTTTTTACAAGATAGCAAATGGTATTGGGAAGACCTTCCCGATTGGGGAACATACGACGAAGAGCGGGACGACTACAAAATCCCGAAAGGTTGGTGGGAATACCGCCACTTCAATCCGGAAGAGATTTACAATAACTGGATAGACCGGCCTGTTGTGGGCTGGATGCCGCTGCCGCCGAAGGAGGTAAAAAAACAATGAGCACTGGATTGTTGAATAGCCTGATGAACGCCCAGAGCCAGACGGCCACCCCGGCGGGGCAGCAGATGCAAGTGGTGATGATTCCGAGCCGGAATATCATCCCGAACCCGGACAATGACGAAATCTACAGCATCGGCAACATGGATGGCCTGAAGGACGACATCCGGCAGCACGGCCTCCGGCAGCCGCTGGAAGTCATCCCGGTAAAGGGCGAGCCGGATCGTTATATGCTGATCAGCGGGCACCGGCGCTGGGCGGCGTGCGGAATTTTGTCAACGCTTGGAGACACGCGGTTTGATTCTCTCCCCTGCCTGATCCGGGAAAGCCACGGCAAACTGGATGACCGCATTGCGCTCATCACGGCGAACGCTACCGCCCGCGACCTGACCGATGGCGAGCGTCTGGCGCAGTACGAGGCGCTGAAGGATGCGCTGACCAAGAAAAAAGCAGCCGGACAGCTGGAAGGTAAGGTGCGTGACGAGGTTTGCCGCATTTTGGGCTTGTCCACTGGTGCTGCTGCTCGGCTGAACGTGATTGCATCCTGCGAGAATGAGGTCATCAAGGAGCGCTTGAAGGCCGGAGAGATCGGTTTGATGGAAGCATACCGCAGCGCACAGGATTATGCGCGCTTTATGGGTGCTGCACCGGAAGAACCGGAGCAGAAAAAAGAACTTGCGGAAACGGCGTTAAAATCAGCGCCAGAATTTCCGAAATGGGTCATTGAATCCGCAAAAGAAGTATGCGAGATGAATTTGTTTAAGGAATGCTCTGAGTTTACGGCGAAAGGACTTTCCACCATTATTGCAGAAAGCGGAATGTGTGGAAGAAGTTTGAAAACGGGATTTGTGGATTTTTGCCGGGATAAAATACGCTTTTGGAAAGATGGAAACGAGGACTTTACATTTACCTGGGCGAAGTTCGTAAAGCTATGTGTTGAGCAAAAGATTGCCCCTGCAAAGGAACCTGCGGAAACGGTACCGGTGAACCCGGATTATGCCGAGTGGAAATTGCCACCGGAAGCCATTGCAATGGTGGAAAAGGCTCATGAGGAGCAAAGGAAAGTCCAGACTGATGCACCGCAACCTGTTGTAAGCAAAAGCACTCCGCTCCCATCCGTGTATAACGGACAAAGATGCGACTATTCTGCATCGCACCAGTGCGAAAATGAAGCTGGTCTGAAGCATTTTATCAAGCATGGTGAAATCCACGGCTGTGCAGGGTGCTGCCGCTACTGCAAGAGCAAAGATACCTGCGAATACAGCTGTGCGTATGCTTCCAAGGGCAAAGAAACGCAGGAGCAGCCGAAGGAGCAAGCCCGTGGCCGGGACACGCTGCACAAACTGGCAGAGAAAACGCTGGGTGCAAATGCAGCATGGGAACTGGAATGGGAAGATGTGCGTTTTCGGCTTGCGTATTACAAGCAGCCTCTGCCCGGCGGGGCCACGCTGTGGAAGCGGATAGACACCACCAGAGAGGACGCCGGCCAGACCTGCGACGACTACGCCATCATCCTGCAGGACAACAGCTTCTTTACCTGCGGCTGGATAGGTTTCTACTCCGGCATTACGGATATTCTGACGAATTATTTTGAACTGAAATAAATTTTGGGAGGTTGCCGGATGAAGCCACACGAATTTCGCCGTCTATATGCAATACCCTATGACATTGCCAAACGTCGGCAGCGCATCGAGCGGCTGGAGATCCTGCAGGCGGATGGTCCACAGGCTGCTTCGGATGTGGTAAAAGCTTCTCACGGCGAGGGCAACAGCTGCGTTCTCGGTCATGTAACAGTGACCGGGACCGCAGATTCCTCCTACAACCAGCGTGCTGCGGAGATCCGGCGATTGAAGGATATAAACCGTATGCAGAACAAGCTGTACAACATCGGCGTGCACATGGTGGAGGACTGCGATGACCCGGAGCTCCGGGCAATGCTCTCAGCGATCTGCGTAGAGGGCAAAAAGCCGCAGGATGTTGCCGTGGAGCTTACCGAGCGGGGCTTTGACGTGGATGCGGAATCCATACGCCGTAGGGTTTACCGGTGGATCCAAAAGAATGTGGGGTGATCTTGTGGGCAGCAGCCTGCTAACAGATGAAGGATTCAAAAGGCTTGCAAGCTATCTTGAATTGGGGCTGATTACTTTTGAGCAAGCCCGTGCGGCTGGATTAGAAGCTGAAATAGGGCGTTACCTAGACGCTGCCAGATATGGAAACTATGACACTTTTTCGCAAAATTGTTCTGGACAAAAGAACGCTGAAGTGTTTAACCAGTTGCACTACGAGATGGACAAAAGCAATTTTAACACCTGCGATGGATGCTCGAAACTCACTTCGCTTTATGCGAATGACACGATAGCTGAACAAATATGCGAAGACCATACATGCCCTATCTGGATCGAAAATCACCCAGAACATAAAAATCGAAGAGTTAAAACCATCACGATCGAAGAACTGAAAAAGAAAGCAGAAGAAGAAAAAGCACTTGAAAATCCGTGTGCAGGGTGCAAATTCAGGAAATACCATGATTGGCTAGAACCAACTTGGACTGGCCTTTCTCAGCATTACTACGATTGCGAAAAACCGGGTAGCCCGATGTGGAGCCGTTTGTGGTGGAGAAACAACGACGATGGGACACCCCTTATGGATCAGCAGCCGATAAGGCTAACAAGAAAATTTCAGCACGCAGTATATGAAATTGTTCGATTTCTTAATGAAATTGTTGATTTGCTGTTGAGTTGATGGATGGAGGATAAAAATGGATGAAACAATGACCGGCGTTTTCAAGTGCCGCTGCTGTGGAGCGGAAATCAAGGAAAAGACGAGCGTTACAAGGTCTGTTGCTTGGGCAATTAGAGACATGATAGACGGACCTTGCGACGCTCAATCATCGACTACTGCTATTCCAAAATCGTCCCTTCCAGAACGGTTTATCGTTCATTGGTGTGAAAAGAAAAGATTTTGCATCTGCGATCTCATTGCATGGGAAGTGAAATAAAAAACTGTGACTGTTAAACGGATTGCGTATTAGGAGGTTAATTTTTGATTATGGTTTACTGGCTTGCAGCCACTGTGCTTATGGCTTGCCTGAGCATTCCGGTGTGTATGTTTTCCGTGCGATGGGCATGGAAAAGCGGGTGGACAGTGCGGAAGATACTCATGGTATTCACTCCCGCATCTGTCGTACTGGGCGGCGTTCTTGGGTACACGATAACGTGTCTTGCGCTCAAAATGACCGGGTTTTGCTAATTGACACAAAATTCACATTGTGTCACTTCTCTGCGTAGCTACGCAAAAGCCGTGTCACAAAATGGTCGGAATGTCACAAAAAGGTCGAAATGTCCAGAATGTCCCATTTTGATGTGCTAAAATTATAATGCAGACATTGACGGAAACGTGAATGACCTGCATCCTCATGACGAGACCCGGCGGGAAGCATAGCACAGGCTTTTTGAATCTTCCTGTGCTCAATGGATCATTGCGCCGTCCGCTTCAAGATCCAGCGGCGCACACAAAACAAAATCAAACCCGGCGGGTGTCCACAGTGGACACCTTGGAAAGGAGTGCAATCCATGTTTGAGCTTTTCAGCAAACTGTTTCGGCCTATTGCAAAAGGCTACGCGCTTGCACCTGTGTTCCGGGAAATTTTTCAAATAGCATTCAAAAGTAATTTTGTGCGCATCGTCTGGAGTATCGGTTTTCAGGAGAGCCACACAAAGCGTGAGCCGAGGGCAGAGATCGGAGGGCACGGCTGTATGCAAGGGGCGCGGCCTGTTATCCGCGCGATTAACAAAAGCTGCTGATACAATTTACTCGAAAATATTTTTACCCGCCTGTTATGCATGATGTGCACCGTGCATTGCAGGCGGGTATTCTTTTACGCTGCGTTAGCTCAACCGGCAGAGCATCCGGCTCATAACCGGGTCGTTGCAGGTTCGATTCCTGCACGCGGCATGATATATTCCCGTAGCTCAATTGGTAGAGCGCTGGTCTCCAAAACCAGAGGCTGCAGGCTCAGTCCCTGCCGGGAATGCCATTTGCGTACCCTGTGAGGGGGCTGCGCAGATAGCCGGGCATCTGGCGGCGAAAGTACCGGATGCAGCAGCACTCCACCCGTTTACGTTGTCCGAGAAACTGAATGTATGCTGGGAGTGCTGCTTATATTTTGTAAGCAACTTGATAGTACAGATATATGACCGATAAGTTTTACAAATGGCTCTGCGCTTTGATAGCATCTGGTGATGTGCATCCGTTCTACTGCTCCTCGCAATGGGTGCGGTTGTCGCACAAGGTGCTGGACATGGACAAGCACGAATGCCAGCTGTGCAAGGAGCACGGGCGTTACCGGCGGGCAGAACTGGTGCACCATGTCAACCATGTGCGCCGCGCGCCAAAGCTTGCGCTGGATATCTGGTACACGGATGCAGACGGCAACCGGCAGCGCAACCTTATCAGCGTGTGCAAGGACTGCCACGAGACTGTCTGCCACCCGGAGCGGCTACGGAAATGCAGCGGCG